AGCAAAATCAACATTATATCTTAAAATTGGATATTGAAATACATATTCAATTCCTAACTTATCTAATAATTCTGACATCCGTTGCTCAATCCAAGTTTTCTTTCCACTCTTACGATGTTTTGCCATACGTGCATTCAATCGTTTCTCAGGGTGTTTATCATATAACTCCAATAAAGCCTTTGTAGCTTTCTCCCTAGTTACAGGATCATTCATTGGGTTTGCTTTCTTCATCCTGTCAGAAGATGCTTTTCTAAGTTCTGGAGTATTCGTCAAATATCTTCCTGAATCCCGAACTTCAGCATTTTGAAGAATCCAATTCCCTTCTTTCACTAATTCTCTACATTTATTATTAGCACCTTGTGTAATTTCAAATTTATCTCTAGTTCCAAGTAAATATTCACGATGTAATTGTTTAGAGGCTTTTTCAGAAATGTTTTTTCTATGTTCTGGATTGGCCCATTGCTTATCTGTAATATCTAAACTCAAACAAGTACGTGAACAATATTTTCTAAAATAAGGAATTTTAATACCACACCGTTTACATTCATTTGCTAATACTCTTATTGTATTGCCTTTATTTAATTTTCCAGCAGCTTGCCATCTATTAAAATTTTCCGACTGTACTATTAAAACAGGATGATCAATAGTCATTGATAAAGATAAACCCCCTTTAAACGCAAACCGAACTACTTCTGGAGATTGTCGAGCTGTTCGAATTAATTGAGTCACTTTTCTAAAACGATATTTATGGGTCAATACTAAATCACCAATTTCAATCTTCCCAATAGGCTTCCAACCGGTAGAAGTATAAATTGGAATTTGTGGATCAATAAAACAATTAGGATGCACCGGAATTAAATTCTCAACCACTTTCAAATCATATACATTTCCATGATACCCCGCACACTCAGAACAAACCCTATCATCACCCGCTGTAACAAACTCAGCCTGTACTCTGAACCCTTGCACCTCCCAATTCTTATACTCCTGCATATTGGCTTGATGATGGGCTCGTATCACTTCAGTCCTAGCCATTGTCTGCGCTCGGCGTTGAGCCGGTATAAATCTACCTATAGAATCTGTAATAGCTAAATCACCTGCACCACTTCCATTAATGGTAGCAACTAACTTCCGAGCCAATAAATTTGGATTATCTCCATCTGCTATTCCTTGTGCCAGTACCCTACTAATTTGAGAATCCATTGCCGCGGTTATTCCTTTTAATTCACTAAAGGTTCTACTATAAAGTAAACCAACACGATCTACATGAAATGGTAATCCCATCACTACATCAATTCCACCACGTGCTGCCATACTTGGAATAGTATAACCCGCTTTATTTAATTCTGAAGCAGCTCGCATTACTCCTCTTTTATAAGAATCTGAAATATATATATTTGTCCAAGCACTTTCCACGCCTGTACCTACTCTCGAAAATTGTGATGTTTGGAGAATGCCATTATCCACTTGCTGATTAAACCAACGCATAAATCCTTCAACTTTATCAGTGGAACGCGTAAAATCAAATGCTTTATATCCGGGAGTGTCTAAATAAGCTGCTAATTGTAAACCAAAGCAATCTTCAGTCACTACCGCTTTATACACAATAGTAGTCAATGCACGGAACCTCCGATTAACATCAGCCACAAAGGCCCTTCTCAGCGTTGTAGTACGCGTAGGGTCAAATGCATTGACTTGAATTTCACTATATGTACAAACTTCACACATTATTCAGTAACTTCTTTATTTGGTTCAATTAATTTTGCTGCTGCTATTTCATCCTCTTCCCTTTTTATCATTTCCCCTTGGTGCACATTCGCCATTTCCTGAATTGCATCAATCTGCTCATCCGAAAATCCTAACAAATGTTTGAAGAAAGCATCCGGTGGAAGAATAAATTCAGCAGCCGGATTGGTAACATAATCTTTTAATGCTGCTGCTCGTGTTTTCCCTACTTCAGCCAAATCCTTTTCACTCGGGGCAAACAAGTCACTCCACTCAACGGTATACTCAGGTGTTGAAGGTTTAGACAATATTTTATATTTTATACAGATATCAACAAATGGGCGAAGAATTGTAACCTCCGCATGCTCTTCCCTTCGAGTCTGTATAACATCAAACCAGGCATCTCTATCTTGGCTACTTGATAATTCACCTCGCTCACTACCAGTCAATACCCTTTTTGGGATTCCAGTTTGAGCACTAATCATTTGAATCTGCACATCAACATGCTTACTTGGATCACTTACTTGACTCTCTAGTGCTTCATAAGTTACTCCTTCATTTACTAACATTCTACGAAGATTATTTTCATACTCATCAACCTGATCTTGTAATTCTGCCATTGCAGCAGGAGTCATTTTAAACTTCTCATCAACTTTTCCTTGATATCCAGGACGTGCACCTCTCCAAAACATCTCAGCCGAACCCCCTACTAATTTTTCCAAATCCATTAACCTATTCCAAACAGATTTTAATACGGGTTCCCCAAATGTTTCACTTTCCAAAAGTTCTCCCGCTACATGAATCACCCGGGAGTAATGTACTTTCATATTTGCTTCAATAGTAGTCGTGGTTCCAATGCTCACGGTCCCTTCTTCAGCCATAAAAGTAACTTCATACATTAAAGGCATCCCATACCGATCATTGGTTGGTTCTTTTACGTATTCACAAATTTTAGCATTCCCTTCCCCTAAAGGTTTGACATATAATAATTGACGAGTTCCTGCTGATACAGGTTTTGTAAAATCCTCGGGTTTCTGAGTATCATTAAATCCAAGCAATAAGATTCCATAACTTCCTATGCTGGATACTTTATCCAATCTAACAAACTTACTTTTTAATTTTAAATCTTTCATCAACTTCAACCAGCCCTTCTCCAATTTAGTATCTTTATCATCCTTTACTTCTTTCACTAATACTTTCCCTTTCCAGGTGTATGAAATAGGACGATCAATAATAGCCTTGGCAATATCTTGGCGAGCATAGCGAGCTGAATAATCACTATATGAAATACTAAGTGGATAGCCAAGAGCTTGATATACATTTCGATCTCCACCATATTGAGCACCCATAGAAACAGCCAACTGAGCCCTTCCTACCAAAGCACTAAATGTCTTCACCTGCTCCATTGTTAATGGAGCTGCACTTTTACTTGTTGGTGTTGATCTTTTCATCTTTCTTTTTATCTAAATATTGTTTCCCTGCAATCAATGTAACAACAAATGGAATAGCATACATAGTTGTTGTTGCACTTTTAGTAATTACTAAATCTAAAACGAAAGCCATCATTAACATCAATAGAGCAACAATCTTGCTCCAGGTTAATGTAATCTCAAATTTAATAAATCCGCTCATATTTTTCTTTTTAAAGAGGGGGTGCCGGTCAAACACCCCCGCCCTACAAACTAAACCTAAACACACTCCTCCTTTTTATTATTCTTTATCCTCAATCCATTTCTGAACAGCTCCAATGATTAAATTAATAGCGCCTTTAAATAAGAGACCTTCACTTGATTCATCCAACATTGGAATATCTACAAGAGTATTAAGTATACCGGCAACCAGAATTCCGGCAAGATCAACATCTTCAGCAATACAAGCCGTAGCAAGTGCTTGAAGTTGTAATTTGAGTTCTGGATTCAACTTGTCAATGTACTCATCATCGACAATAGTGATAATACCTTTCATAAAATAGCCATCAACGATTTCCCATACACCTTTTAAGTGAATCGCGTCATCTAACATGACGGCCAATACTTTTTCTTGTTCTGCTGATAAAATTCCTTTCATGTTTCCTAGTGTTTTGATTAAACAATTAATATAAAATTTATAAATTATAAATTTAATGAAAATATCCTTACGATTGCCTCTTTTTAAATAATCTTTTTCGAATCTTTTTTTCTTCAACGGCTGCTTCAGCATTAATAATCATTTGAGTACCTCTTCCTCTCACCTTGGGTTTATGAAAAGTTATCTCTACTTTCTTTTCAACCGTCAACATATCTTTGGTAATATAACCTAAGATATATGCTACTAATGCTATTACAATATACCACATATTATTATTGTATTATAAAAAAGTGACACGCATCAAACATCTTCTGATCACGCAAATCATTATCATTATCCCAATCGATGCCACTACCAATCTCATGTTCAATGGCTCCATAGTCATATAACATCTTGGCAATGCCTAAAACCATAGCTGCAAAGTGCCTAACGGCATTCTCATCACTGTATAGAGTTGGGTAAGGTGCTGCATCCACGGCATGCGATAATGGCTCTATATTGTGATCTGACTTAATATCATAACCATCACAATTAGTAACCACTAATTTCTTATTGGAAATAAACCACTTCCCATCTTCGTACTCTCTACCCTTTTTAAATAATTCAAACTGCAATGCTGGAGTTCTCTGACCATAAACAATTGTATTGTCATGGTATTTAATTACATGACTAAAAAGAATCTGTAAATCAGCTTCCGCAGTCTGTAACCTTTCTATTGATTTATCACTATAACTTGCCATTATCCTATTTTTTCCAAAATTACACAAGCTAATCCAATCAATCCAAATGCTATTCCGAATACTGTACCAACCTTTTGAATAGCTTTGTTCCTACCTTCTTTTGCATTTGCAGTAGCACCTTCAATAGCATCCCGCTCTGTAAAACTCTTTGCAATGGCAGATATTGAAGTGCTCATCTTTTTTAGATCATCTTTCATTTCCATGTTCTCTGTTTTTATGATTTCGACATCTTTCACTAGTCCTTTCTGCCCATTTCCATAAAGGGCATTTTCGATTCTTTCAATAGTTTTTACTTGTGTGCATTTTTCCATGACATTTATTTATAAAGTGTAAATTTTACATTTTTAAAATCTCCACTTTATCTCCTTCTCTGAATTAATTTTTATGTTCATCGTTTATAATATTTTCCATTTTTTACATAATATTTACCATTCTTAAACGCCGTTTTGGTTGATCCAGTTGGGGTTGGCGCATCGGCTACAGTCACGGTTACAGTCCATACCTGAGTATCCGTTTCGTTTGCTGCTGTTACATCTGCTTTAAGTGGTTTATCAATTACTAATGTATCTTCTGTTGAGAATATGGTATCTGTGGTTATTGAAGCCCACGAACTATCTGAGCTACTTGGAGTGACTTGTGTTAAATCATATTGAGTAGCTAGTTCTGAAGTGTCTACTTTTATCGTTTCTGTTCCGGCTCCTACGGTTAATTCATATAAAGCGGTAGTATCAGTTTTCTTCTTCTTAATCTGCATCACTAATTCCTTACCGGTTAAGTCTACCGGGTCCCCAGTTATTGAATCCGTTATGGCTACAGTAATACTGAATGTATCATTTTGATAATAATCAATTTGATGATATGCGACCTTTATGCTATTTAATGTTGCCATTGTATATTTTATTTTCTGTTTTCAATTGCCAGCGGTGTAATTGGTGGATTTGGTTGTACTGGCATGATTTCTATTTTTAATTATCATTCTGATACCTCCCATCCAAATACTCCGGGAGCATATACGCAATAGTCAGATATACACTTCCATGTTTTGTTATTAAATAAAACTAAATCATTTAGTCTATAAGCATCATGCGCTCCTGTTGGCTGTACCCATTCACTTATCACCTCAGGATTAGTCCATACTTTCCAAAGCGCAGGAACTATATTCGGCGTTTGACCTTCCCTTGTAGTGAAGCTATTTATAGCCTGATAAGTAACATTATTAAA